TGGGTGGCATAAAAGCAACTCCTGCTATGCTTAAGAAAACGTTTAAAAAAGACTAGACAACAATTATTAAAAACTATATAAAAGGAGCATTATGAGTAAAAAATACGGAATACAAAAAAAAGGTACGGGCCGAGCAGTTATGCAAGGTGGTGGTACTGCACGAAGAGACATGCGTTCAGGATATTATCCTAATGACATGGGTATGCGTGGCGGAGCAATGTATGCTACGGGTGGTCGAGTAGGTCTACGTGATAGAGCTTTTGCAAAAGGTGGAAAAGTTGGTAAAAAAAGCCAAGGCTACAAAGCAAGAGAAGACGAATCATTAGGCATGCGTACTGGAAAAGAATCTGGCAAGAAACAGTCTATGAAGGCTCGTAGAGACGAATCTTACGGCAAATGGGGTAAAAGAACAGCTGGTAGAGTAAATAAAGCTAAAGGTGGAAGAATAAATACCTCTAGAGAAAATAGACTAGAAGAATTAGGCCGTGTTGATGCTGAAAAATCTAACAAAAATCGTAGAGCTGAAAAACGAAGAATAGTTAGAGAACTTAAAAAATAATGAGTAATTATTGGAGAGTTTTAAGCCCGCTACATGCGACTGTTACTAAACGTGAATCACATGCAACAGGTGGTTTAGTAGGTCAAGGCTATAAAAAAGGTGGAAAAGTTAAGGGGGATCGTCCACGTCCTCAAGGACCACATATGTGGGTTCGGAAAAAGAAAGCTGAAGGCGGTAAAGCAGATAAAAACTGGATTCAAAAAGCAACAGCTTCAATTAAACGAAGAAAAACCGAAGGCAAATGTACACCGATTACTAAAAAAGGTTGTACAGGTCGTGCAAAAGCTTTAGCTAAGACTTTTAAAAAAATGGCTAAGAAAAGGAAAGCAGCATAATGGCAAAAAAGAAAAAAGCTAAGAAAAAAAATAAAAAGAAGAAAAAAAATAAAAAAAAGAGAAAATAATGAGTTGGTGGAATAAGAAACGCCTACCCGTTAAAGAAATAAAGATTAAACCTACGTTAGGTCACAAGCTAACTAAGGAATATAAAAAGAAATTAAAGATAAAAAGAAGAGGAAAATAATGGCTTTAGACCCTTTACAGGTCTTATACAGAGTCCAGAAAGGACTTCAAACACGCATTCAAGCCCTTGCAATTAATGTTACGTCCGGAGGGGTTGACAATATGGAAACATATAAGTATATTATTGGACAAATACATGCACTGGAATCAGTGCGACAGGAAATCTCTAACCTGCTAAATGAGAAGGAGCAAAATGATACCAAAGGAACAGTCGTCGATCTTAACCCAAAAAATCCCAAAAATTGAATTACCCAATCAAGGTCTTGTTGGTGTAACAAAATCAGAACCAAAAAAAGAGATTCCAAAGGAATCGGATCAATTACCGCAACCTACAGGATGGAGAATTTTAGTTCTTCCTTTTAAAATTGATGAAAAAACTAAAGGTGGAGTAATATTAGGTCAAGACACTATAGAGCGTCAACAAGTGGCATCCCAATGTGGGAATGTACTTGCTATGGGCTCTGAATGCTATCAGGATAAAAAACGTTATCCTAATGGTCCTTGGTGCAAGGTCGGTGACTGGGTAGTCTTTGCCCGTTATGCAGGCTCAAGGATTGAGATAGAAGGTGGGGAAGTAAGACTCCTCAACGAAGACGAAGTCTTAGCAACCATACAAGATCCTAAAAGCATCTTGCATAAATACTAACATAGGAGGAAACTATGCCTGAGCAAACAGAAGAAAAAACAGAAAAAAAAGAACCGATGATCGATTTAGACACGTCGGGTCCTGGGGCTGATGTAGAATTACCCGAGGAAAAAGTTAAAGAGTCAGAAGTGGAGGTTAAAGATGACACGAAGACTGAAGAAACAACTACTGAAGACAGTGCTAAGTCCGATGACGCACCTGCGAAATCTGATAAGCAGTCTAATGTTCAAACGAGCAAACCAGAAGAAGACAAAAAACTAGAAGAGTACAGCAGAGGAGTACAAGGACGTATTTCTAAATTAACACGTAGAATGCGAGAAGCTGAACGTAGAGAAGCGGCAGCTGTCGATTATGCTCGTGCTGTAGAGACCAATAGACAGGCAATGGAATCTAAGTTCAAAAAAGTGGATAAAGATTACATTACCAAACTTGAAAGTAGTGTTAAAAGTGGATTAGAAGCAGCTGAAAAAGAATTAGCTGGTGCTATTGAAGCTGGAGATGCGAAAGGTCAAGTAGCGGCTAATAAAAGGATAGCACAGCTATCTTTTGATAATGCCAAATTAGCAGCGACCAAGGCAGGAAAAGAAGAAGAATCTGTAGCGGAACCTAGACTTTCGCATGGAGGATACCTTCCTGAGCAAACGCCTCAGCGTTTACCGGATCCTGACCCTAAAGCTGAAGATTGGGCTGGAAAAAACCGATGGTTCGGTCAAGATCGAGCTATGACGTTTACCGCTTTTGAAATTCATAAAGATTTAGTGGAACGAGAAGGTTTTGACCCTAAATCGAATGAATACTATGCGGAAATTGACAAAAGAATAAGAGTTGACTTTCCACATAAATTTGATAAGAGTGAAACTAGAAAAACGTCCGAACCCGTTCAGACGGTTGCTTCTGCGACAAGAAGCGTGAAACCAGGACGCCAAACTGTAAGACTCACACCTTCACAGGTAGCAATTGCTAAAAAATTAGGTGTGCCACTCGAAGAATATGCAAAACAATTAAAACTCACGAAGGAGGTATAAGCATATGACAAAAGAAACAAAAACTACTTCTCGTGCGAACCAAACCAGGTCTAAAACTGAAAGACCCAAAGTGTGGGTTCCTCCATCATCTCTAGATGCTCCCAAGCCGCCTGCAGGATACAGGCACAGATGGATCAGAGCTGAAAGCGTCGGTTTCGATGATACTAAGAACGTCACGGGTAAATTAAGATCCGGATGGGAATTAGTGAGAGCTGACGAATATGAAGGCGAAGATTATCCCGTTATTAAAGACGGAAAATATGCTGGGATTATAGGGGTAGGTGGCCTATTGCTGGCTAGGATATCGGAAGAGCTCGCGAAGCAACGTACTGAGTATTATAAGAAACAAACTGATGCTCGAGACGAAGCAGTGAAGCACGATCTCATGAAGGAACAGCATCCAAGTATGCCGATCAATGTTGATCGACAGACTAGCGTAACCTTCGGTGGTACAAAGAAAAGTTAATTTTTTAACAATTCTCGAACCAACGAAATTTAATTAACCGTTTACACGTAAAACTGTAAACAAGGAGTAACAAACTATGGCAAATAGTAACACGCAAGGTTTTGGACTTATTGCGGCAGGAACGTTGGGATCAACACCAGCGACTTCCGGTCAAGGTAAGTACAAGATTGATGCAGGATATGCTACCACAATATATAACGGTGGGGCGGTTGCTTCCGCAGCAGGGTACATTGTCGACGGACAAACGACAGATGCACCTATACTCGGAGTACTAAATGGAATCTTCTATAATGCGGCTACAACTTTGAAGCCGACATGGTCGAACCATTATGTACAAGTAACCCCTGCGAATTCAGAAGACATAACTGCTTTTGTATTCGATAACCCACAACAACAATATGTAGTAGCAACTGACGCAGCCGTAACTCAAGCCGGTTTTCTAGAAACGTATGACATGAATACCTCTGCTGGTAGTACAACTACTGGTAAGTCTTCAGCGGACCTAGATATCGATGATACGAGTGCGGACGCAGCCTCATGGAGATTATTAAGAACAGCAGAAGATCCTTCAAATTCGGATATTACTGCTGCTTATTGCTCCGTAGTAGTTGTTCCAAACCTGATTGAACTACAATCATAATAGGAGTATATAGAACATGGCAATATCACGAGCACAGCTAGTTAAAGAACTAGAACCTGGTCTAAATGCACTATTTGGGCTGGAATATAAGAGGTACGACCAAGAGCATAAAGAAATTTATGCTGAAGAATCATCTGACAGAGCTTTCGAAGAGGAAGTAATGTTAAGTGGTTTTGCAAACGCAGATGTAAAAGGTGAAGGCCAAGGCGTTTCATACGACGAAGCACAAGAAACTTTTACAGCACGTTACACTATGGAAACGATCGCTCTAGCATTTGCGATAACAGAAGAAGCTATGGAGGACAACCTCTATGACAGACTTTCTTCTCGTTATACAAAAGCTTTAGCACGTTCTATGGCTAACGCTAAACAAGTGAAAGCAGTAGTTCCATTAAACAATGGACTACCTGGCGTAGCTACCTTTAAAACAGGTGACGGAGTTTCTTTAATAAATGGCTCTCACCCGACAATAGCAGGTACGTTTAGCAATACATTATCTACAGCAGCAGACCTTAACGAAACATCTTTGGAGCAGTCTTTGATTGACATTGCTGCATTCACTGATGAACGTGGTCTTAAAATTGCAGCTAGAGGAATGAAAATGATCATTCACTCTAATCAACAATTTACTGCTGAAAGACTGATGAAGTCTCCAGGAAGAGTTGGAACTGCTGATAATGACATCAACGCAATCAAAAACATGGGGATGCTTCCTCAAG